ACTCCCCATGGCTCATAACCGATTGGATAGATCACGTAGATTCTCAATGCGTCGACGTGACCATCGATCTCTATCCGGTACTCTCCATCAGCATCACTGTACGCCATGCCAGCGCCGGTCTGTGCACTGCCTACGATCCGATTGACCCGGATCTCCGCTCCCTCGAGGGGCGTGTCTTCGTATATCGTCACTCGACCATAGACCGTATACTCCGACACTGCCGCCGCGCATAGCACACCCCATTCGCTCGGCCCGTCAATATCCGCCGGCCAGAATGTTGGTTCGGGATTGCAGGGAGCCAGCAACACTCCCGCCACCATGGCCACCACCAAACCCCTCCACACCTTTACTCTTCCTCCATCCCCATTTTTCGCATCAGATCATTCACGTCGACCAACTCACCCGCGAACCGATAAGCCATCCGCATGGCCGTCTCGTCATCGACCCAGCCCTGTGCTTTCATAGCGGCTAGAGCCTCCACAATAGTCTTGCCGGCCCTGGCAAGCTTCAGATTATCGTCTTTTGTCAGATCCTGGACCTCGCTCGTCAGCTTCAGATCCTGCCAGCCCCATCCGCGACCGACAGCCCGAGCCCGACTAACACAGATCCTGACCATGTCCATCAGCATTTCGCAGAAGAACAGTTGCCGATGCACATAATGTCGGAAGGTAGGGTCCCCCATCTCTGCAGCTGTCGCCTTGGTCGCGCTCTCCCCCTCGCTCAAGAAATGGAGTGGAACACCGGCCCCCACCGCAACCATCAGCCGGATTGCCTTGCCGTCGTTGGCTGCGTCCCATCCCTGGAGCTCCGGCTGTACCGTCTTCCACTCTTCGTTCTCGTCAGTGATCAAGATACTGCCAGGAGAGGGAGGCCGCGTGTACTGTGCTTTCTTGGCCGCGATCTGGTCTCTGGTAGCATTCTTCAACGTCACCTGCCACAAGAAGGCATTCTTATACTTGTTGGCCCTCACCCTGTCCTCGACCCATCGCTGATAATGACTCAGCCACTCCAGGATCGGAGCAAGATCACCCTGACCTCGCACACACCCGATGGGACGATTGATGGCGTAGTGAATCATCACCTGTTTACGTTCCACACCCCCAGGAGCCTCAGCTGCGACCCACCAGCGCCCCTCTAAGCCGACTTCGTCTCTGTTTTGCCCCGTTGTCGATCTCATCTCGTGATAGCGAAGCTCTAATTCGTAGTCGTTTGGGTCTGTCTCGATCTTGTCAATCCTCGATGCCGGCACCTCCCGAATATAGGTCAGCCCATCGGCTGGATTCGTCGACAACACCAAGAAGAGCTCCCCCGATCTCGTCAACTCATCACACCACCGATATACCCGCATGTTCAGCCGATTGCGTTCGTGCTCCCACATAGAATCGACAAATTCCTGCACCCATGGCACTCCTGAGAGTATCCGCACCCCAGACCCCACCACGTAATCAGTCATCAGAGCCACGATCCGGGTTGCCATAGGGTTAGTACGCCATGCCGAAAGCGCGTCCACCAGCTCCGCTTGCTTTTCGTGCCACTGGACATCGTGTGGCCCCACGGCACCGCCAATCTGCGACCACCACTTGTCATCGATTACCTTGACCGCCGCCCTCACCCGGCTATCGATCACATCTCCAAACAGGGCTTGTGCTATTCTTGCTCTTAATCCCATCTCGGCCCCCCGTTACAAAACATCCTCGGCCTCGACCACCACACTCTCCACGTAATTGCCGGCTTCAGTATCGAGGACCGCACAGAGAGACGCGCTGATCAGTAAATCGTCATGCACCATCTGATCCCACACTCCCCACCGCATACGCTTACCCGGCCCGTCGCGGATCTCGTAGTCCGCTTGCTCTACCTCCAACCAGAACTGGCGATACTCCGGGGAGCCGTCATCTGTATGATCCTTGAAGCGGCCTGTGTCACAGACCGCTAGAAAAGCCCACCCGAGGTCTGACTTGCTCTTACCGCTGAACACAAACGGGATCACCTGTCCTGGCATCGCTGCTTCCAGAAAGGACGCCATGCCAGCACCCACACCCGTTGCGTCACAGACCAACCAACGAGCCTTCCACACGTTCTTTACCAAGTCCACTATCTTGGCGTAGATCTTCACGTGCTTCGTACCCCGCCACCAGTACCGTGATACGACACGATAAGATGGCGCATTTATCAGTGGATCCCCACATGTTTCCCTATCTACTTCGACAACCGTCACTGCAGTGAAATCCTGCCGTCCAATCGTTAGTCGTTCTGCGTTTTCCAGATCCTCAACTTCCTCATCCTCGCCGGCCACGTCTACGAGCAGAGCATACTCCCGGCCAGGTACGCCAGCATGGATCCGCTTATGGTCACCATGCATCTGCGCCCGACGATCCCGCGTGAACATCCCACCTTCACCATCGATGTTCTCAAGGAAGTACTGGGTCTTCACCAGTGGATGATTCCGCCCGAGGCGTTGGATCTCTCCACGCACGTAGTCACCGTAGGCCGGGACCTCTTCGGCGACACGCTCCCACGGCACCAGGAACACCCGCCGTCTACCATCCCGCTTCTCCAGCCTTCGAAGGGGCCCGATCGCTTTGGCCAGCATGGTCGTGCTAGTCCAAGCTGTCCCCCACAGCACCGTGACCGCATTGGTGGAGGCTGCCATCGGCCTAAAGTCCTTGCTCCACTTCGACTCAAGCACTTCCTGAGCCTCGTCACACTCCAGAAGGATGTTAGCCGTCGCACCGACTACGTTTGATGCCAGCTGAGCAGAGAAGAATACGCACCGAGCATTACCCAGCCTCGTCATGTAGCCTTTCTCCCGATGATACCGGCCTTTGTTCCATCGGTTGTCCAAACAGTCATCCAATCGCATAATACTGTTGATCGTCTGCGGCTTGAACGTAGGCGAAGCCTTGACAATGAATCCCCCAACACGCTGAAACAAGTTCAGCAGGTACGCCTCGATTTGTGCCGCCGTTTCGTTTTTCCCCGCCTGTCGACTCATCATCACCGCGTAGGTCCCCCCACGATTCGCCAACACTGCTCGAGTGATCACCTGGGCTATTTCAGCTTGGTAATTCCTGAGAGGACGTTGTATCACGTGACGAGAGAACCTGCTAACGTCAGAGAGCCAGCTACAAGCCAGATCCACCGCGCGACCCCTCCGGTCATCACGAGTCATATTTTGACCTCGATGCTCTCACTAAGCCGGTCAAGCGCTTCGAAGAAGAGCTCTTCCAGCGTATCACCACCACCTTCAGGCCCCATCAGCTTAATCATCCGGGAGATCCGGGACCCGATTTCGCCTATCAGCTCCAAGTACTTCAACACATCCACTTCCTGCCCGGCCTCCATCATGGCCATGTACCACCGGTCAACCGCGTCTCTCCTCGATGCCAGCAGTAGGATCTCCTGCTCGAGTGTTGGGACAACATTCACTGCTGGCACCTGAGCAAACGCGGCATAGAATCCGTGCTTAATCGCGTTCTGATTCCCCTTCGGAGCTCCCACCCGCGTCTGTTTCGCATGTGACGCGCACAAACCCCCGCCGTCGCGCTTCGCCCACGCTCGACAGCCGGGATGTCTGCACTTCTGCTTGTTTGCGTTCCTGCTCATACCATTTGCCCCACACACTACGCGCTATCTTGAAAGCTGTACGGTAGGCCATAAGTCCTTTTTCCTTTATCCGGTAATCGCTACACTGATCCTATCTTACCATAAGCGATAGACGAAAGTCAATACCTGCCTGCGGCCCACCCTGCTGGGTGGAAGGCTCGTGCCCATTGAGGTTACAAACGGCCCTCACGGCGCGGGGGCGTCGTGCCGCCGCGAACTCCCCGACATCGCGCCTCCGGGCCTTGCTTGCCGGATCGAACTCGGCAGCCGGGGGAAATCCCCCGAACCCCCTAGTGTTACTTCCCGCGCCAGCACATTAACATTATACCCGCCACCCCAAAAAGACAAGCGCCTCATGGAAAGCTCGGTCGGTCGGCTGGGGTCGGATGGAACAGGAACCCTCTCCCGACTCCCTCCCTTGCCCTGCTGCTGTCGCGGCGCTCCTTCTCTTCGTTACGGCCCTTCGGGTGTCTTTCCGGGGACCCCGGCTGGTGCTCTTGTGCTGTTCTGGCGCGTGGGCGTCGGTGTTTCGTTCTTTGGGAGGTGTGTTGTGGTGGTGTTCGTGCCTGCGTTCGTTTTTCCTTCGTGCTGGTTGGGGCTTCCGTGTCCGGGTCCGACGGTTTCGGCTCCGTTGCCTGTGTGCGTTGCTTGTCGGCGTTCGGGGTGTGTTCCTGTTTGTCCGGGGGAGGCATGTTCGGCGGCTGAGGAGCCTTTCCGTCGTTGTGTTGCGTGTTGGGTGGGCGACTGTGTTCGTTCTCCTTCCTGTCCGCTTGACTGACTGTGTCGTGTTGTGGGGGGCCGGCCTTGCTCTGGGGTCGGCTCCCCTTTTTTGCG